CTGTTTGTTTTGCTTTTACTTCTTCATAGAGATTTTTAAGGCGTTCATCAGATTGTAAAATCCTATTCATTCCCTCAAAACCTAACTTGATATTTTCTAAGTTCCCCAGCGCCTCGTCACGCTCATTTTTAACTTGTTGCAACTCAGCAAGCGCTTCTTCATAAAGCACCTTGTAATTTGAGCATTCAATCGTCTTGTTAGCAAGTTGAATTGCTAAGTCATTAATAACTTTGTCTTGTGTGTTCATTGTTTACCTCGTTTTATCTTAATGGACCTTTCATTGTCCATCGGTAATCTGTATGGCTTTGTTTAACTTGATTTAGTTGCACTAAATTTCTATAAATATCATTAAATAACTCTAGCAAGTTATACCCGGGTCCGCCCGGTGAGAATTGAAGTATTGTCCCTTTTCCATATTCAAATCTCAAGGGTACATATGCATTTGAACTCCCTTTATCTGAATGATTAACTACAAAATTGAAAGCATGGCTTCCACGCATATAGATACCAACCCCACCGCCGGCATCTCCACCCATAGCGCCCCAAACGTCACCGTTAGCGCCTTTAAAAGCTATTCCGTTCTTATCCCAAGATGTCTTCCAACTTGTAGGGCTACTCTGCATTTGAATACGTCCATTGTTCAAATCAAAGGTTGAGTTACCATTCAATGCAGATAACACCCCGCCTTTGATAATGTTGCCCGTCAAACCGTCTGCGACAATATTCTTAGCAGAAATGTTGATAATTCTAGCTTGACTAGCGTCAATTTCTCCAATCTGAGCCGTGCCAATTTGAGCGTCTGCAATCATAGCTTTCTTAATTGTACCGTCCGCAATATACGTTGTTTCAGGCGTTACTACTAGCTTGTTCTTACCAACTTCTAAACTAGCCCCACCCGTCGCTAAATTTAAGGCGCTCAGAACGTCGCCGTTACTATTAAGCGTTTTGACTGCGAAGCTATCTTTCAAGATTGACATTGTTGTTCTTGTGTATTCGTTATTATAATCGGTACTATCCACGAATTGTTCAGGAATTAAACGTCTATCGATAATCATAGGCTTGTGGATAATAATATTCCCGGGGGTTGTAAGGGTAAACCTGATTGAGTATTCGTTCAATTCACCAGTATAAGGAATATCCAAGTAACCAGTGAACACTTGATTGCCCGTTTTTGTAAGTTCTATTTGAGAATTATAATACATTCCCAAACTTGGGGTATTATCCAACAACTGAATTAGAACCCTACCATCTTTTGGCACCTTGTCAACTGAAATCTCAATACGATAACCAAGACCCTCACCTTTATTTACAAACTTTTTAGTAAGCGGAAACCGAACCCCTAGCCATCCTGACATAGACTCAGTATAGTTAATTCGTATACCGTCATGATCCCCAAAACTAACGCGTTCTAAGTGCTTATCTGTTGCGACTGACGAAATATACTTAGGAATTTTTGTAGGTGCATAAAATAGATTAGTAAGGTTACTAAATCTTTTACCTACTTCAACATTAAACAATTCAGACGTTAAAGCCATTCTTGCTATGTTTGTGCTAACGTTAGAGTCATCTGTTCCTAAAATACGCTCGTAAAGTTGTGCCGTTTCTCTAATACGTTGGAAGTCTGTTTCATTGACCTTACCAGCTACTTGACTTGCAATGTTTGTGATACGTCCGTCTATGCCTTGCTTGTATTCTGCGAACTTGGCTTCATTATCTCTTGTGATTGCTTCAAAACGTTGATTCGTACCCTCGACATTTTCAAGGTAAGTACTTTTAGCGACAAAATCTTGTGATAAAGTTTCACGAATAACGCTCGTTTGCTTGGCCGTTTCTTCTCTAGCGTATCTCTTTAATTCTTCTTGACGTTGGCCGTCCTTGTCAATGAATGATGTTATTTCTCCTATTTTAGTCTTTATGCCGTCTGTCGTTTGTGTGACTTCAAGCATTTTAGAGCCATATTCATTTTTAAAGTTGTTAACGTCTTGACTTAATTGCGTTTGTGCTCTTTCTGCCGTTGCCTTGAACGTGTTTAAATTTCTGACGTTCTCGTCTGCGATTTTCTTCGCTTCTTTAGCTAAATCTTCACTTGCACCAGATTTTTTTAAGGCTTCTTCGCTTCTGCGTTTGACTTCCTCTAATGCTGATTTGTCAAGATTTCCAAACTGTCGTTCGATTTCATCAATAATTTCTTGCTTGCTATTACTTCTAATGACTTCTTCCCAAACTTCACCTGTCCAACGTAACAAAATTATCTGTCCTTCGTGTTCAGGGTCAGGCTTGAACCATATATCATTGACTAGCACTTTGCCAGCATATTTCTTTGTAGGGTCGTCCTTACCGTACCAGTTATTGTTGAAACCGTCAGCACTTGGAAGAAATTCAGGAAGTTTAGAGATGATATTATTAAAGCCACTTGAAACAAGTTCATCTACTTTCTGACTAGCGATATTTTGGATTTTAGCTTCATTGCTTTCTGAAATCCTATCGCCCAATTTAATGTCGCTTGACTCGTTGTTTAAACGGTTAAACGTGATTTCAAAAATACGGGTGTCATAATCTAGTTTTTTATCATGTCGTACAACACGGATAGTATCGCCGATTTTAACGCCTTTCAGATAAACAGTAGAGGTTTTCAAGGTCAACTGTGGTCTTGATGCACTTACTAATTCATCATAAGTACGCTTAATCAATGCGTTTTTATCTTCTTCATCTTCAAAGACTGCAAAGCCTACTTTTGCACGCATAGTTCCGTCTGCATTCTTGATGCCGTAGCGTTTCGTCATTTCAGGAAGTTCAACATATTTTTGGCCTTTTGGCTTATCTACTGGATTGCCTTTTTTAACTTCCCAAACTACATCCTCAAATGTAATTCTACGCCCGTAACTGCCAGTAGCATTATCTTCACTTGGTGCGCTGAGTTCTTCGCCTTTTCCACGGCCGATTAAAGCAGTAAATAGATTTGTACGCTCGACTTCTTGCAAGATTTGTAGCGCATTATGTCCATAAACTACACGCTTTCCAGTCGCTTCGCCAATTTTCTGTTTAAAATCAATATAACGTGCGCCTATTTTATTGCCGTTTACTTCAACAAAGAACTGCATTTCTAAATTCCATACTTGACAAACCTTTTTCAAGGCTTCAAATGTTGAAATGTAGTAGAAGTTTGTTGATCGTTGACTTGTTTCACTAACAAAACGTGCTTGCCAGTTAGTACCAGCAAGCAGTTCATTGATAATAGGTCTAGCAAATGTATTATGTGGACGTTTATCTAAAACAACAGACTTTCTTAATTCTTCAATACCTGACTGAACGCCAATCAAAGTAGTAAGATTTTCAGAAAACTTTTGAGCAATATAGAAATAATGGAAAGTATGCGCATCTTCGATTGACTGAATAGCCATATACTCCACTGCATCAAATTCTTTCTTGCTCAACTCTTTCATCTCAATCGTGAGCCTATCAGATACATATTTCTCGGTAGTCAAAGCGAACTTTTGAAGAGCAGTCTTGATAGCTTCTTTTTTGACGATTTTAATTAGTTTCTCGTCTTTATCAAATAAATATATCATAGTCGTTCTTCTCTCCAAACTACTTCTTTAACCGTTGCATTTGTAGCTGTGATTGTATCAAACGGTCTAACTTTGAAATTCTCTAAATCACTAAACAAATCAAGTTCACTTAAAATGCTACGGCCTTTATAAGTTGCTTTCACTTCATCTTGCTTGAACTCAATCACAATGTCTTTGTTAGCTTCATAAGTACCAGTAAATGATATTGTCTGTCTGCCATTTGTGATTTTTACCGTGTCAGTCGCTTTTGATGTTGTAACTGTGATAGATACGGGCGTTACTTCAAATCCACTAGTTATTGAGATTTTACCTGTTGATGTCTGCTCTCTAGTTTTCTTAAACCCGTCAGGAACTAACAAAGAAAAACGACTAACAACTGTTAGTGCGTTTTCTTCGATAGCATCTGCGCCATTAAAAATAGCGTAGTAATAATAATCAGGTTCATCTTTAAATGATACTTGAAGCATACCTGAACTTGCTTGATTGATGCGCAAAAATTTATTTAAAGAAAAAAATTTCTCTCTTAATTCAGCGCTTGAGTCAGCTGTTAACTGATACTTGATTTCTAAAATCCGTTCAGGATCTGAAATATCTTCAACCCAAACGCCACGCCTTCCAGAGATAGAAGTGGTTTTGACGGATTGGGCTACTAGACCTCTGCCTGTCACCGTTAATTGTCTATAACCTTCAACTACCTTATCTAGTGTAACGCTGTTTATTATCATATTATCGCTTGGCTCGAAAGCCACGTTTTCGTTATGTTTTTCTAGTTTTGAATATCCATACATAGCTTTCTCCTTTCTAATAGTTAGCCAAGGTCAATTCCATTTCTTGAGCGCTTGTAATGTCTTCCGTAAACGCTCTATAAGTCGTGTTACCCATTTTAAGAACAATGTCAGCGGATTGTTGTCCAACTGTGATTGTGCCACCGTTAAAGTCAACGGATGTATTATATCCTGACAAGCGACCTAATTCGCCATCTACTGCGCCTAATTCACTTTGCAAGTTTCCAGCTAAGTCTTTACCAGTAAAAGCATCTATCGCCCCTTGTGCCATGTTCCCAACTGATTTTACAACTGCGCCAGCTTTACTATTTACACCGATAACAAAACCTTCGTCCGTATAAATACCAAACTGTCTGAATACTCGTGAAGGCGAATGAATGCCAAGTAAACGTTTAGCACCATTGATAGCGCCACTTACTGCGCTTGTAACTGAGTTAATTAAAGCACCAGCGGCATTTCTAACACCGTTAACAAATCCCATGATCAGATTGTGACCGACATTTACAGCTTGCCCAATAAAGTTTCTAGCAGATGCTACTGCATTATCAAATCCACTTCTTACCGCTGAAACAATACGAGGGCCAGCGTTCGTTATCGTGCTAACTAGATTGTTCCAGCCATTTGTAACTGTGTTTTTAATATTTTCAACAGCATTTGAAATACTAGATTTGATATTTTCCCAAGCTGTTGAAATACCTGATTTGATATTTTCTAGTGTTTGATTTAAAAATGAAACAATGCTATTCCATATATTCTGAATTGTTGTTTTAGTCACTTCAAGTGCTGTTGAAATAGCTGATTTGATACTTTCCCAAGCGTTAGAAACTGCTGATTTGATACTTTCCCAAATTCCTGACAAGAAAGTTGAGATAGTGTTCCAAATTTCATTCGTTTTTGCGCTGATAATATCCCAAGCGTTTGAAATAGCTTGTTTGATTAAGTCAAAATTGCCAGTAACTAGTCCATAAATAACTAATAATACCGTAGCAAATATAACTTTAATAATTTCCCAAGCGTTTGAAAATATAGACTTGATTGCTTCAAATGTAGTCTGAATATACGTCCAAATAGTCGTTAATGTTGTATAGATTGTTTCATAAATAGCCGTCCAAATCGGGCCAATAAAAGCTGTTATTGTATTCCATATAGTTTCCCAAGTTGTTTGAATACCAGTCATTGAAGTTTGGAAGAAAGTAGTCACTGCTTCAATACCTGATTGAACTGCTAGTTTAATACCTTCCCAAATTGGCGCTAAAAATGTAATAAGAGCATTCCAACCTGTTTCCCAAACAGTTTTTAAGAACTCAAAGATACCGCTAAAGATTTGAACGATACCATCCAAGTGTTGTTGAATAATGCTCTTGATATTTTCCCAAAGCCTACTTGCTGTTTCTTTGATCGTTTCCCAAGCGCCCGACCAGTCGCCATCAATAACTTGCATAACTGCCTTGATAATGCCTAAGATAAAATCAAGTCCAGCGCCTATTGTGGATTTAATCAATCCCCAAACAACTGAAATATATGTCCCGATAGCATTCCAAGCGCTTTGGATAATAGGTGCTAAGAAATTGGTTACAGTTTCGACTACTGTTTTGATAGCATTCCAAACTTTAGAAGCTACACGCTCAATCAATTCATGGTTTTCAGACCACCAAGAAACAAGCGTACCCCAAATATCTTGAACAAAACTAACTGCTTCTTGAATAGCACTTGTGATTGCAGTTTTAACTGCTTCAAATGCTGAATTGACCTTGTTTCTAAATTCTTCACTTGTGTTATATACACCTACTAAAATAGCAATTAAACTAGCTATCACTGCGATAACAACAAGGACTGGTGCGCCGATTGCTCCAAAAGCACTTGCAATAGTACCTAAAATACCGCTACCACCTTGCAATGCTGAAAATAGAGCTGAAAATTTAGAAACTGCGCCAGATATTAAAGTGATAGAACTTATAAGCTTAGCGACAAAGGAAAGAACGCCACCTATTGCAATCAAAGCGGGGCCAGCTGATACTGCTATAAGTCCTATCCATTTCTGCCACGGCTCAAGTGGTAGATTGTCCCATATTGTCAAAAGAACCCGTACGACATTATCTTTGAATGTCAATACTGTTTCTTTTAGATTTTCAAATAAGCCGTATATATCAGCTTCGCCATGCCCTAGACCCGCTACTAAGTTTTCAAATGATGCCTTCATAGCTTGGAATGAACCTGAAACAGTTTCGCTTGCTTCTTTAGCCGTTGTTCCAGTAATTCCTAATCTATCTTGAGTGATGCCGATTGCTTCAATCAAAGTATGAAATGGAATATCCTTCACGTTTTGCGCTGTTGCTTCAAATTCTCCGTTTAAAACGCCTGACTCGTTAACAAGCCGTGCCATTTCGCCAGCAGTACCACCATAGCCTAATTTTAGGTTGTCCAGCATTGTATAATTGTCCTTTGCAAAACCTTGATAAGCGTTTTGAATATCAGACATATTAGTACCCATTTTATTGGCGTTATCTGCCATTTGTACAAGTGCTTTATCAGCATATTGGGCGGCCTTCTCAGTATCTCCACCTAAACCTTGTAGCAAGGTTGCAGAAAATGAAGTTACTTGTTGCATATACTGGTTAGCTGATACACCAGCCGTTTTAAACGCATTGTTGGCATTGGAAAGAACGCTTGCGCCTTTTGCTTCCATTGTGTCATACATTGCTTGCGCTTCTTTGGCTGTGATGTTGTATTTCTTAGCAAGTCCAATAGCACTTGTACCGTTATCTTTAAATAGTGTTTCTACACCACCTAGACTTTGTTCAAGGTCAGCAAATGATTTGACGATACCAGTAACGCCAGCAACTACTGGTGCTGTCAATGTAGCAGTCATACCGCTACCAAGTTTAATTGCAGAAGCACCAACCGCTGAAAGACTATTGCTCACTTTGTCTAAACTTGAGCCGGTTTGATGTTTAAGGCTTTGTAAAGATGCTTGTGCTTCTTTCATACCGCTAGAAAAATCAGAAACATTGGCTTTTAGTATGGCGGTAACATCAAAATTTGTTCCCATAGTTACCCCCTTTCTTTCATAGATTGATTAAGCCTTCTGTTTCTATCAGCAAGGCTCATTTTCTTTTCTTTGACTTGTCCGACATCATCTTTTTTGAAAATCTTGTCAAACTCGTCTTTGTGATTGTAAAAATCGTCAAACGTTTTAAAGGCTGACCTTGCGCTCTTGCCTTTTCCTTTAGTTGCCTGGACTGTTTGATTGAACCATGCTTGAATTGCTGAATTGTACCGTCTATCTTCCTGTTGGATAAGGTAAGCAGTGTTATAAATTTCAAATTCTTCAAGCGTGGTGCGTGATGCTTCTTTAAACGTCATATTATGTCTTGCAATAAGCAAGGCTATTGCTTCATCATAGCCAAAGTCTGAACCTTGATTTTCCCTTACTCGACTAGGTTCATTGCTTTTTTGAGTAGGGGAGATGCTTTTAACTCGTTCACAATTTCAGTAATTGTTTTGTCGTATTCGTCATTCAAAATCAAATCTTCAAGATATTTTTCGATTGCTTCATTGCTTGGTTTGTGGTTCTCTGTGACTGTTCCAGCTTTGATAATGTCAACAAAAGCCATTGGATCATTAAGCGCTTGTCCAGCATTAAACAATGTCATTGCACCGTAGCCAGTTTTCATACCTTCCAACTCAGCAGAATGAAGTTTGTTCATTTCTCGTAAGAAGCCAAGTCCAAAGCGTAGTGTGTAGTCACGTTCTCCAATTTTTAAAATCATTTATTTTTCTCCTTTTGAATAAAAAAATAAAGGGCAAATAAATTGCCCTTGTAAATACCACTATTAAACCGGAACGCCTGCTCCGTCTGTTTCTTTTTCAAGTGTGTGGTAGTTGTATTGTGCGCTTTCGACTGCTTGTTTTTGTGTTTCAGTCAATTTGTCAGTATGTAAGATACCGTTTCCGTCAATAGCGACTTCATAAGATAACTCAACCTTATCGTCTGACGGTGCTGACAATTCAAAATTCTTGAAGTAGCCTTGATAGTATTCAACGTCATACTTATCAACGCCTTCAACTTGTTTCTTGCTTCCAAGGTCTACAATCCAGCATTCGATTTTATCACTTGCTGTAAACCATTTGCGCATTTCTTTCCACATATTCACTGTGTCACCGTCTTCACGGTAAGCAAGTGATTTAAATTCTCCACTTGTTTCTCCGTCTGAGATAGAGTTAACAACACCGTCTTTTGTTTTTGTGCTCTCTACATTCTTTTCTAACTTGATAGAAAGTTCAGATTGGAAACGTACTTTACCCGCATCTTGTTTTGTACGGTCTTTATAGCGACGGAAAAAGGCAATAACGTCTTTCCCCAAAATTAAATCTGCCATTTATTATTTCTCCTTTTTGGTATAACTAAAAGTAATATCCAGCACTACATGAAGTAAAGGCTGGACGTCTGTGTTATCTGCAATAACTTGTTTATCTGTTGTTAAATGATTGAAATTATATTCATATCCCTCTTTGAAACGCTTTACTGTGTTTTCAAGATAGGCTGAAACATTGTCTATTTTGCTTCTATTCTTCCTTGTGCCGTAAATATGGACTGTTTGCCTTAGTGTGCCATACAAGTCATTGTTAGGCGTATCAGAGCCGTTATATTCGCCAATATAGACAAACGGATATTGTGCATCTGCATTGGGTAGATAATCGTAAGTATCTACTCTTAAATCAGAAAGAGCAAACAACTTCCTAAACAAATCGTGGTTTGGTGTCATTTAAACACTCCTTTCATGACGTCCGTCATATCTTTTTGAAATTCGGGTAATATCTGCTCTAACATAGGTCTAAAGTGTGGTTTACCAGCCATGAAACGAGTACCGTATTCTTGATAACCTGTATAAGATGCACTTCCTGTTATCCATGCTTCCATACCGTGATATGTCACGTTGATATGATCTTTCAAAAATCCAGTATCTTTTGGCGCTAGTTCCCTTGCTACTTTCTTTCCTTTTTCGCCTTTGTTCTTAACAACTTGTATTGATTGTTCAACGGCTTTAGGATGTGCGTTGTAAATCGTGCTTGTTAGCTTCTCTAAGCCGTGCCATTCTACATTTACACCCATTTATACCTTGACCGTCCTTTTGAGCCGTACGGCGCTTTTAGACGCTTCTACGCTATCAATCTGCTCATACCTGAACCCGTCATAGATTGCATACAAGAACGGTTCTTGTTCCTGCTGAAATCTGCATATCATAACGACATCCGAACGATTGCCGTATAACTCAAAAACCTTTGCTTTTTGAATAAAATTTACAAAACATGGTACAATTTCGGTTTGTTCAGCTTGGTTGTCGTAAGTATCCGTTACTGGATTGTACTTAGCAACGCCCTTACCTCTTACAAGTGTTATTCTGTGAGGTGTTTTCATAGAAAAAACGCCTTTCCTCGTTGACGTTGCGAACCATCAAGACCAAAATCTTTATTTAAAATAGCCATGTAAGGCTTAAATAAGTTGTCGTAGTCTTGATAGGTTACTGAATAGCCGTCAACTGTTTCAGTAGAAACACTTTCTGAACCTTTGCGTCCATAGAGTTTATAAACAACGTTTTCAATCATAAAATTATACTTACTATCGATATAAACCGAACCAGTAAGCGATTTGAAGTAGCTTTTAGCATCTTCGACTAGGTCATTTAACAAGTCATTTTCTTTTGTGTCGTTGGGGTCAATCCCCAACCTACGTTTAATTTTTGCAAGTTGGGTATCATTCATTCTTATTCCCCTTTAGTTTTTGTTGTTGGTTCTTCTTTCGGTTCTTCGTCAGATGCGATAACACCTTTTTTCAAAAGGTCTTTAATTCGTGCATCTGATACCGTCAAATCTTGTCTAGGATATGTTTCCCCAGCTTCGTAGAACCAACCATTATCTATTGTGTCAATAATGTTAGTAGTTACGATATAAGCCATTCATTCCCCTTTCTTAGACGTTTGATGCATCTGTAAGTTTAGCAAATGCGTTATCTTTAGTTACTGCTACTGCAATATCCATTGTGCAACGGATTGCCACCATTTCTTGTTCAAATAGGTTGATAGGCTCGTTGTCTGCTCCCTTGATAGTAGAGATTTGACCTTCTTCTGAAATCTTGTAGTTAATGTTGTAAGGTACACCGTAGATAAGATTATCAAAGTCCCCAGCAAGCAATTCACCCTTCTTGAATTGTTTAGATTTCATATCTACCGTTGTAATGCCATCAAGTTTGTTTGTGTCTTTGTCAAAGATTGTTTTCTTGTCGCCGTCACGAGCATCACGCAAAACAGAACGGTTTGATACACGAGATACAAAAGCATTGATTTCAATATCATTATCCAAAAGTTTATCTTCAAGTTTCAAGATATTTTCGTAGTTTAATACCCCACCTACCACGTTGTTAGCAGTTTTGGCCGCTTTAGCTACTGAGTTTGCAAATGGTGTTTCATGTCCCAAAAGTCCAGCTTCGTCAATCTTAGTATAGAATGCTTCAACAATCTGTGGTTTCATTTCTTCAAAGAATTTTTCCCATGTGTAGTTAAGGACTTCACGAGAAGCTACCAAGATGATACCAAGTTTCTTAGCACGAAGCGTAACTGGTACGATTTCAGGCTTATCAGTCTTGATTTTTTCTGTTTCATTTACCCAGTAAGCTGAAACGCCGTCTGTTTGAACGTAAACAGTCTTTTCTTGCTTACCGTCCATTTCGTGATATTTACCAAGTTGCATTACAAGTGAGTTTTCAGCGACTTCTTTCATGATAATATCAGTAAATTCTTTGTGCAGTGTACCGTCTTTCTTTTCTGATACCAATACTTTATCAGGTGTGAATGTTTGAATTGTCATTTATGTTTTCCCCTTTAAATAATTCTTGAATTGCGGAAAATTTCTCCGCTTGATTGTGTCTTAGAACCACCAAAAGCAGTACTTACTGCGGGCGGTTCTGATTGTGTGTATTCAGACTTGATTTCACTAATAATGCTTTCAAAGTCTGAAATAGCTTGAAGCGTGCCGTCTGCCGTATCTTTTACGACAAAAGCAAGCACTCGTTCGTTAACAGGCAACTTACGACTTGATAGAGTTTTAATAGCTTCATCTGTCAACTCTCGCTTGGTTTGTTCTTTTTCAAGTCCAGCGATTTTATCAAGTAACGATTGCTTTTCTGCTTCAGCTTCTTTTCTGCGGTATTCTTCAAGTTCTTTGCCTGATAATTCTGTTTCCGCTTTATACTTTTCCAAAGCTTTAGCAATAGCTTCCTGTGTTGACTGAGCGTGTTTTTTCTCTGCTTGCTCAAGTCGTCTTTGCATTTCTGCGATTGATACCGTTTTTTCAGTTTCTGGTTTTGGATTGCTAGCTTGTTCCTCAACCGTAGTTTCCTGAACTTGAGTATCAACTGTCTGTGTTTGTTCTTCTGCCATATTGGCTCCTTTCTCTACGCTTTTACGAGCAACCCCCTCGAACTCATGCAACTTTTAACGTCTTTAGCACGGTTTGGACAATATAAAAAAGGTGTCATTTAAAATGCAACCTTTTAAAAATCTTGATTAAATTCATCTAGCGTACTTCTTCCGTCTTTGTACTTCATTTCAATATGTCCATACGCTGAGCATCTACAATTAGGGTGCATAGGAAACATATTTACGCCTTTTTCTACTTTATCAATGGGTACTGCCGTATTATTTAACGGCTTGCAAATATCACAAGCGCCACTTTCAGCTACAAAAATCATGTGAGTAAAGCCGTTATCTTTTAACATAGCGTGGTCTGTGTCAGAGTTTATTCTTGCTATCTCAGTTTTAATCAACCGTTTAGCGTTATACTCACTTGTGCCGTATTTGTTAGCAAGCAATTTCATTTCTTTTTGGTAGCCGTTCATATCTGTATAGATACGATTTAAAGAAGCAAAAACATCTCTTTGTAGTATTGCTTGTAAGCCTATTTTGCCCCAAACTCTACTAGAAAAGTTTTGTCCGTAGAAATCAGCGTTTAAAATCGCTTCTAAGCGCTTAGTCGCTCCACTTGAAGAAATACCCAAGATACCCGCTTGTCGCTTAAATTCGGCTAAATATTCGCTTCTACGTGCCTTATCAAAGACTTCATCAAGGTTACTTGTCAAACTGTTAATTTCAAGACCTAACTCAGCTTTCAAAAGTTCCAAGCGACTGACTTTCATTTTCAAGTTATAAACTCGTAACCATGAATTAGTCTTATGACTGAAATCTTTTTCTTTAACAGCTTTTCTTGCCTTTTCTGCAAACTTCGTAACGTCAAATTCTGAAGCACGCTTCATTGCTTCTTGCTTCGTCAATCCCTCACGTCCAGCATAACCAAGATAAAACTTGTCTATCTGTGCTTGAAGTCTATCATAGCTTTCTTGATACAACTGTGTTATCAGTTTATCACGGTCTAAATCACGCTTGATTAGTTCGGCTTGTGCCTTACGTTCTGCATTGTATAGTCTGTTATCAGCTTTCTTGCTCATTCATGCCACCTACTAACTGCATGATCTCGTTGTCACTTGCTCCAGTTTCTTTCAAAATGCGCCCTTGCTCTGTCTTGTAGTCTGTAAAGCTAGCATTGTTCATCAATGTTTCTTGAGATACTACTCCGCCCGCTTCGATATACGCTTTAATTTCATTCCATACATCTTGTGGAATGTTTGGGTGGAAAGTAAAGGTCAGCTTGCTAGCTTCAATCGTTGGCTTATTGATAGCCTTGTGAATGTTACTGATTAGTTCATATCTTCTACGCAAAGCCTTAGTGAAGTACGTTTCTTTATTCTTTCTGACTTGCTCAAGTCCAATCATTTTATAAAGTAACGCAATTCCTGATGATGTAGCATTAAATCTATCATCTTCAAGATTAGGAATACGACTAAATCTATGAATGTCGTTTGCTAAGCGGTTCTTATATGCTTCTGTACCGTTCACATCATACTGCTTATAGATATATCCAGCATCTGCGCTTGTTTGTTGTCCGTTTGCGCTGATACCAGTTTGAAGTAGTAGCGTGTTAGCATCTTTCATCTTAGCAATATCACTTGCTGACAAGCCTAATGCTTCCAAGTCACCCTTAATTAAAAGCATTGCATCATTTAAATCTGACATATAGTTAGCTGTGTCTGATTGTCCAGCATCATAGGCATCTATCAATGAGATTTCACTTTCAAAATCACCCATTCGATAACGGTTATTCCACCACTCAACAACTGGAACATCTCTATATTCATGCTTCGTGGTTGTATCAACAGTCAAGCGTACTGCATTTGTTGTATAAGGTTTATAAGTGATAGTTTGGTCTTTAGTATAGACTGTCATATTCACTTTATCAGCGAATACTGGAAGATGTACGGCTAAAATGATATTTTGTTCTACTGTTAAATCACGAACCACAAACATTTCAAGCGGGTTAATCAAAACAACTCTGTCTGCTCCGTCTTTATCCCTAAAGTGATATTCAAAAGCACGTCCATAGATTGAAGCATCAAGCGCTAAATCTCCGTTCAATGCGTTGATGTCATTGTTCCATTCGATTTCTTGAATAGTTTCTAATTGCTTTTTCTCTGCTCCCTCTAAAATACCGATAGAAACGGGATTGCCAATAACATAATTTGTAGCAAAACTAGAAATATAACCGCCCCATTTGTGACGTACTCTATAATCTGCTTTCTCGTTATCTAGTCGTCTGTTTCCCGATAAGATACTGTAATTGTCGCCTTTAGCATAAGATGATAAAACTTTCAAGCGCTTTTGTTGACTATTGAAAAATGCTTCAATCATTCCCCTAAAGACTTTCTTTCCGTTATCCGTATTCAGCAATTCATCACTTGAAGCATATCTGAATTGCTCGTTTGAAATACTGCCAAAGTATAGACTGTCAGACCTTGATTTATTTACTGTGTCTATACCATGTTCAAATTCATTTACTTTGTCCACTCTCTACCTCCTGAACATTTTATTGATTTTACTAATTGTTCTATCAACATCAATCTCTTTTTTCGCTTGATAAATCCTATCTTGCAATGCGTAGCGTATAGCATCTATGCAGTGATTATAGCTATCTACTGGTTCGTTGATGTATTCGTTTGTCTTTTTATCTTTCTTCCAAGTGTAATTCTCAAGTTCTTCAATCAACTTTACACATCTTTCGTCTACTATCCATTCGTACTGAAGTAAGTATTGTATGCCTTGCATAACTGAACCAGCCCCCTTTTGAACGTCTATCACTCGTGTAATACCAAGATTTCGCAATTCTTGGTTAGATTTCTTTTCAGCGCTATCTGCTCGTATCTGCTCTTTAGCATATCCAAGCGCCTTGATTGCTTCTGCTATCTTGTCATTCGTCAACCCTTTTCTTACGAACTCATCAGGGACATACAAACGCTTGTTTTCATCATCTACCCGAACATGAAGCAATGCTGACGGATCATTAATAAAACCATAGTCAAGTCCAAAATAAGCGGGTAAATGTTCCCACTCACTTTTATTCAGCAATCGTTTTTCATATTTTGGAAAAACTAGCTTGTCAAGTGTTGCGAACTCGCCCAAAGCATATATTTTATAATACGCTTCATTCCTATTGGCTAGTTCCTCGATATTCTCGATTGTTACTTGATCTAAAAAGCGATTGTCTTTGTATGACGTGTGATAGACAACTGTGTTTTTTGGCTTCTTTACAAAAAATGCGTTATAAGTCCAATTTACTTTCGATACAGGGTTAAACATCAAGAATATCTGTTTATTCAAGTGTTTCTTAGCACGTAAACGCAAAGTTAACTGTGTGTAATCATCAAGCGTGAACTCAGATGCTTCTTCCATGACGACATCTGATATATCTTTAATAGACTTGATTTTCTCAGGGTTGTCTAAACCCTTAAAAATAAACTGTGCGCCGTTTGGTAGTTCTATCCGATATGCTGAATTATTGACCTTGCACTTATCTAACAACTGCCAACTATCCA